ATGGAGTTTACGAATCGGCATGAAGCAGCCGCCCACTATGCAGAACTATTTCGCATTGCCCGTAAGGAGTCTGAGAGGTCAGCTATTCGTTTGATGGCTGAGCTAGGGCGTCGTGATCTATTCTTTCTGCTGACACGGATTATTGGGCGTAAGGACATGGACCATGACTGGCACTTTGCCCGATGTCAGGAAGTGCAGCAGAAACCGGATGGCATGCTCGATCTGTGGGCAAGAGAGCATTATAAATCGACTATTTATATTAAATGTATAAGTGTTTTAAATTATTTAATATTTCTCGATAAAATTATACACACGAGCCGTTTCTGCGCTGATTTGTATAATCCTGTGTATAATTCTCACCCCTTAACCCGAAAGTGAACATTCGGGACTCCTACCAACTCGGAAAGTTTTTCTCCGATATCCAGATTTTTTTGATGAAACATTCTGCGATTGAGTAAGTAAACAGTAAGTTTTTTCACTTATCCACAGCTTAACTTGCTTAAATGAAAAGAAACTGTGGATAATCTTAGAGAGGGAATAAATTTCATTTTCCAAGATAACATCCTGAGTCGGTTGCGATATAGTGCACGTACTTTCGATCGAGGGAGTTAGCTTGCAGTGAGTTAATAACTTTTGATCATAACTTTATTAAAACTGTGGTCAACGAAAAATGACCACCTTGGAGAAAAAAATGAAAGTAACAGTCCTTGAAAACGCACCTGTAGAGATCAATTTTGATGACGTTGTTATCGCTCATAAACATGCACCTGAAGCAGACCTCACTTATTGTAAAAAGGGTGAGGATAAGAGTTTAACTTTTCGTTTCTCAGCAGATTTTATCGACGAGATTCTGGAAGGGAAGAAAGGCGTCGATGTTGGTTACAGTGAGAAGCTGAACATGCTGACCTTCAAAGGGTGTGACTCTGGGCGTACAATTGTACTGGGTGAGAAACGTGGTCATGGGTCACTCAGCTTCCGTTCAAGGGCTTTTCCGGTGCAAGCTGAGAAGGTTTATTTCAAACATTTCTACAAGCATAAAGACCGCTACTGCTGTTTCTTTGAAACGAAGTAGTTTCGTTAGCTGCCTCAGCTAGTTAAAATGATCGTCTGTGCAGAGTGTGTGGTGACTTCCACACACGCTGTTACAGATGGCAGCGTGTTAAAATGTTTTCAGTGACCATGTACTGTACCGTACAATCATATTAATAATGAACAACCATCAACCGGAGGTAAGCTATGGCGAAACCGCAACTAAGTCTCATTCCACGTAAATATGTAAACCAAAAAAATGCCGCTGCATATTGCGGATACGGAGTTGAAACTTTCCGAAAGTACGAGGGCAAATACAGTATCCCGCGTAAGGGACCTGACAACTCAAAGTACTCTGTCGAAGACTTGGATAGGTTCATGGAGAACCCACACACATTCTGTATGACCCAGAAACCACGTCGTAGAAATATTCCGGAGTTTGTATAGTGGGTATCGTTCGACAAGGTGAAAACTGGTATGTTCAATACCGTATTCCGAATGCGGTTGGGAAGGCTCCAGTGAAAGAAGCATGTGGGAAAGGTCCTGAGGGGAAACGGAAAGCTGAAATCCGTGACGCAGAGATCACGTTGGCAAAGAAGAAAGGTGAGTTCAACGCACCGATAACATATGATAAGTACTTTATGGAGGTCGCAAAGGAATACGTCGAGGAGTTGCAAATTAAGAAGATGAGTGAAGCGTATGTCAGCAATGTTAGGAGGTTGATTAACAAAGATTGGCGAGTGTTATTTAAAAACAAAGAAATGAATCAAATCATTTGGACGGACTTTAATCCGCTCCGGAATAAGTATGCTCATCTTGCTGAGTGTACTGCTGGAAACTATCTCGGCATGTTGAATGCTATTTTTAACTATGCTGAGATCATGGATTACATTCCGGTAAACCCGATGAAGAAATGGTTGGGTCAGAACAAGTATAAATCATCTCGCAGGAAGTTGACGATAACATTTAATGACTTTGCGAGGATTGTGGAGCACGCTCAGCCACATCTGAAGTTCGCATTACAAACTCTGTGGGCAACTGGGGTGCGCCCCGGTCCCACAGAATTGTTTAAACTGCAATGGTCTGATGTTAACTGGGAGAGTAAAAATATTCGTGTCAGGGGTACAAAAACAGAAGGTGCTGACAGGGTGATTCCACTTGATGATGACTATATGGATATTCTGAAACAGAAAAAGCAAGAAGCTAAGACTGATTACCTGATTGAGTATCGAGGTAAGCCAATTAAACGTAAGGTTGGTAAGTCGTTCGCCCAAGCTGTGCAAGCTGCTGGTATTAAGTCTAACGTATGTTTATATCATGTAAGACATTTGTATGCTTCAGAAACTCTTAAGGGAAAAGCTGACCTACGTGCTGTAGCAGGTCTCTTGGGTCATCGCTCGCTTAAAATGTTAACTGAAGTGTACTACCATGAACTCGAAGGTGAACGGCGGAAAGCCATCGAGGCAAAACCGAAACTTCCAAAACTCTAATACAATGAAAAACGAACACCTAGAGGGCAGCAATAGCTTTTATTGCTGCCCTTTTTTATGACCTATTGTTAGGAGTCAGAAATAATTATTGTATCGTGCAATGGGGTGAAGTGTTTACCATGGCTGGTAGGGGAGATGAAAATATAATTATACCCAAATAGATAACAGGAGTATTTTCAGGATTTGGAAGAGAGGACCTATGTGTAACTTCGTGGATGTAGCATCGTTTTGAATGGTTAGAAAACATGGGTAGAGTAACTCTACCCATTGAAATTATAATACTCGTGAAGCCATTTCATAGCAGTCTGCGATGCTGTCGACCCTAAAAGCATCATCTACTGCTGATTTTGGTTTGTCATGGACTGTTACAATGGAGTGTGTCGCAACGGTTTGTAGTCCAACCTTGTCAGCAAGAGTTAGATTCGTTGAGGCTGCATAATATGAAATACCCTGCGGATTAATAATCCAGTCACGAGTTTGTAAATGAGCATACATTGCTTTTAATAAGCTACCTTCATGTGCAAGCTGTAGGCGTCGGTCTGGACGAACTGTAGATTTAACTCCGAAGTATCCTTTTATATCATTCAGCTCACATTTACCACTCAGCTCACGATAGAGACAAGAAAGATGCTCAATATCGGTACAACAAAGTGACTTTATAGTAAGTCTTGAATCAAGCTTATCTTTATGAACAATGATGAAGTCTGGATTTGAGGATATGAGGCTTACCTGTTCACGGGCAAGTTTGAATCGCAAGTCTTCAATGTAGTTGAAGAGTCTTGGAGTGTAGACTTGAGCTAGGTCATATACTCTAACATTTGGAAGTGGGATGGCAACCCAATTGCGATTGTGTTTCACCGAATAGTTGTTGAAAAAAACTGCAATGAGGTATTCATACCAATCTCCATGAACATTATTTAATGCCCCTTGCTTTATTTCGGGATGTCTTCTCCTGATTTCGTGATCGAACTCACGGAAAAGTTCAGAAAAGTATTTTGATGATGGGGGAGAGGTCGCTTCAATTAAGGAGCAAAATGATTCAAGTTTATTGACTTGAAGGTGACCTGAGGGAAGTCGAGTGGTTAGTGGCATAAGTAAGGCTCCAGTAAAGTAATATTACTGGAGCCTTAACAGTATGAGAACTATGGGTCAATGCCCACTAACCATTGTGTGCCATAAGAAAAGTTCGCAAGGTATTTGCTAATGCATTAGCCATGATAAAAGGAACACCGTTGCCAATTCCTTTGAACATGTTCGTTAAACTCATTTCAGGCGGGAGGGAGAATTGAGTCGGTAGTGATTGGATCGCTAGTGCCTCAGCAGCGGAAATTCTTCGTGCCTTATATGGGTGTAGATGTACTTCATTATTTCCATAACAGGCAGTAGGAGAATAACGCCATCTATGCAATCTTTTATATGATTTCTTACTGTCATCTCCTTCAAGGACAGTTTGGAAGCGTTGTAAGCCACCTCTAGGGGTGAAGTGATTTTTTCCATTAGGATGACTTGCAACATTATTTTGCTCAAACCAATACTGAACCGTTAATTCTACTGGAAGTTCTTCGAGAGGTTCTACGACAGAGTCTTCAACAAATGGAGATGTTGTTGGCCAATTAAAAGCAAAAGCTTCTCTGTTAGGGAAAGTTTTATTTGCATCCCACGGAAAAAGGCTATCAAGTTCTTCAGAACTGTGGATCGTTGTAAATGTGTTCTTTTTTAAACCAATTAAGATAACGCGTTCTCTGTCTTGGGGAGCAGAAAATTCTATAGAATTTAGTAGCCGATCAGTCAGATTGTAGTGTTGGGAAAGCTTATTTTTCAAGCTATCATAAAATTCACGATGTTTCTTCGTTCGAATTAGCCCTTTAACATTTTCAAAAACAAAGAAGTCTGGAAGATGGGTTAGGATTAAAGAAGTATAAGTAGCACTGAGGATACCATTTTCCCCTTTGTGCCCTTTGTTTTTTCCACCAACAGAGAAGTCTGGACATGGAGGACCACCAATAAATCCACTAATCGTGCCTTCAGCTCTGTCTTGTTCAAGGGAGTCGCTAAGGAATTCTCTTTTTTCGTGCAAGAACTCGTCAATACTACAATTAAACATTGTAGCTGGGTCAACAATATGGTTCAGTTGGTTCCTAGCGTAGGCATAAGCGTTGAGGAATGGAGAATGTACTTCATTTACCATTTTGATCTCAAAGCCATTGTACTCAAAGCCCAAGTCTAAAAAACCGAGACCAGAAAAGAAGGAATATATATTCATTAAGATGCTCTTTAGAGGAGTAGTAAAATCTTAGAAAAGTTCGAGGCTAGTTTCTAGGGTACTTGAATGGAAGGTTCACATCTCAAGTTGAACCTGCTTATCTTACCAGCAAGAAAATCTCAATTGGTGATAAAAGGGGGCGTCTTTCCAGCTTTTTGATTAGTAGTGACTTGTTAATATATTGTTTAAAAAAAGTACCGGATTTTTTTTGTGAAAAAGATCTTTGTTTTTCGGTAAGTTGCATGGTTGTTGTTACGTCAGAAAGTGTGAGAGTTAACGGAGATTTTATCTTTCGGACTGGGCTTGCTCTCGTAGAGGTGAAAGATAAAGCTATATGGTTTCCCCAAAGAGGATACCCAACGTGATAGTTATTACGTGTTCGTTGTGTTTCTTATTATCATTAACCAGTTGCTAAAGCTGGTGTCTAAGCTTCGATAAGAGTGTGTATAAGTCAGTTAGTTCACATTCCCAAATCTCAAGGACTTTCCAGCCTAACTTTTGTAGCAGCAAGGTGTTAATTCGGTCTCTTTCTTTGTTTTTAGCAATTTTTTCTTCCCAATATTGCACATTAGACTTCGGGGGCTTGTAAATTGGGCATCCTTTATGCCCATGCCAGAAGCATCCATTTACGAAAATTACTGTCTTGTATTTGGGTAAGACTATGTCTGGGGTTCCCGGAAGGTCTTTCCTGTGAAGTCTAAATCGATATCCCATGGAATGTAGCAACGACCTAACAACAAGCTCTGGCTTTGTATTTTTTCCCCTTATTTTACTCATCATTTCACTGCGTTTTTCTTTTGAAACAATATCCATGAGATAACCTTTGTTAGTTATGGTTCAGGAATGAGGGTGTCCTCATTTGCTGTAAGCTAGTGGGAATATAACACGATTACGTTATCATGTTGTCGAAGTTGATGAAAAGTCACTTTTCGGAGTTATCACCTCAGAGACCGATATTAGTTCTCGATATTCTCAATGCCTTGTTAATAAAATCCTTAACTCTTAGTCTGTTAAGACCTGAGTGTTGATTCTGAGCCACAAGAAACCTTACTGAGTTCTGTATTGAACTTTCCGAGTGCCGATTTGCTCTTTTTGAAATGAAGAAAAGCCGCATGAATTAGTTTTCACGTGGCTTTTTTGTTGTCGAAATTTTCTCACTGGCTTTGGGAAAGTTCTTTGAGAAAACTATCAAGTTCATTTTTTATGAGAAGACATGGAGTCGAAGGAATAGACTACGGTACAGTAAAGGTATTTTGGGAAAAGAAGTACTTACTTGTTAGGGATAGTACTTCTTTACCAGTATTACCACTTTTACCAGTGTTGTAATCGGTGGTAATTGTGATGTGTTTAGGTTGAATGGGATATTGTTTTTATTAGGTTAAATTTAGTGTGGTTACTGGTAATTATGGTGTTTAATTGTTTTCTTGATGTTCTACGTGTGGTTTTGTTATTTTAATTCAGCATGTTAGGTGTGTAATGAGTCGAAAAGATTTGGTGGTTCACCTGAAGATGTCACTATGCTATTTTTTGTAAATGTAAAGGAAGGTTTATAAAGTTTAAAAGTATCGGATGGGGATGTGATGACTGAAAATGGAACTGAATCTGAACTTACCGCTGAAGCTGCAACAGAAGCATCGAACTCTGAGAGTGAAATTTCTCAATCAGAAGAGCCTAAAAATATTATTCCTTGGCAACTACGAGATGAGTCATACAGGTTCACTGGGGTACTTCCTGAAGGTGAAAAGCTAAAAGGTGATATAAGACCTGTTCACAAATGGAAGAATGATGCACCACTGTACAACTCGCCTAAACTGATAAAGCATCTGAAGAAATATCCCGCATATGCTGTAGTCGGTGGACATGGCGATCTTGTTATTCTGAATGTTGATGCTGAAGAAGGTGAAAGTATTACAGAGTTGCTACCGGATACTTTTACAACTCTGAGTGCAAATCGGAAACTTCCACACGTATATATTAAATCTGATGTGGGTGAGAAAGCTTACAGGCTTAATCGCTACATTCCTATGACGGATGCTGAAGAAGTTGAGTGGATAGAAAACTACGATGGTAGCTACGAGAAAAAGAAACTCAATCTGAAACCGTTAATTGGAGTTATCGGATATGGTGCAATTGCTACAGGAGCTAACAGCAAGATCGGAGAGGGAAAAGTCTACGCCCCTATTAATGAGTTACCGATTGCTGACGTTGATTTTGTAGAGTTGGCACAAGTGCTAAATCGATTTGGTATAACTTACGAAGCACAAAAATCTAAGTTGCTGGATAGAATTGAACGAGAGAAGCCATTTATGCACTTGGCCTATGAAGTCCAAGTGCTTGGAAAGGAGACAGAGAAGTCTGTATCTAGCTCAAAAGACGATTTATACAAATTCTCCAACGACCCATTATGGATTGATATCACTCAAAGTGTCACCATGAAGAAAGCATACGAAGCTAGAGGGGGAGAATTTAATTCTGGCAAAACAAGGCAGGATTGTCTTTTTTGTAGTGCCAAGGGCACAGTTGAACTTACAGTTAGCAAGTACAGATGTTATAACCCTAAATGTAATGCTCAACATAAAACCGCATGGTTTCTCTATCAAGCTTTTTCATTACAATTCAAGGGTATTGGAGGTTACGATTGGAAGAAGTGTACCCTTGAATTTGCTCAGCTAGCTGGAGATAACTACCATGCTAACTGGGCTAACTATTTAAAAGAGTACGAACGAAAGATTCAGAAAAAAATTGCTAAGAACCAAGCCTCTGATCTTGAAAGTGCACTTGAAGAGTTCAATGAGGACCATTTTATAGCATCATTTGGGTCTGACGTGCGTTTCTGTTGGGAAACTGAGAACTATCGAGGTGAGCCAGAAGTCATTGCGTATCAATTCAAAAACTTTGAGCAGTTTTTTGCAGATAGAGAAGTTATTGTAGATGGAAAAGTACGGTCTCTAGTCCATCAATGGAAAAAGTGGAGTGGAGCAAGACGATACGCTAATGTTATATTCAAACCTGTTGGAATTGGTCGAGTGTGGGATAATGACCGATTCTATAACAAATGGCGCGGTTTTTCAGTTCAACCCAAAAGTGGTAGTTGTGAACGAATTTTAGATCACCTTCGCATGATCTGGTGCAGAGGTAATAAAGAATATTTCAATTACTTAATGACTTGGTTTGCTCATATGGTGAAGACGCCAGAAGAGAAACCGGGAGTTGCTGTAGTTATTAAAGGTGAAAAAGGTGCTGGCAAGAGTATCATTCAAGAGAAGTTGTGGAAAAAGATACTCGGTGCACACTTTTTGAAACTCGATAAGCAAGGTACTGTGACTGGTAGGTTCAATGCTCATCTTGAAGACAAGCTCATGATTGTACTAGAAGAGGCTGTATGGGCAGGTGATAAAGCTGCTGAGGGAACTCTTAAGTCATTAATTACAGATCGGTTACTTCCTGTAGAAGCTAAAGGTTATGATCTGCGAGAAGTTGACTCTTACTGCCGACTGTTTTTGAACACAAATGAACATTGGGCAGTTCCGGCAACAAGAGGTGAGAGACGTTTCTTTGTACTGAAAGCCAGTGATAAAAAAGTTGGTAACGAACAGTACTTCGGAGAGCTTGTTTATGAAATTGAGAACGGTGGAGCAGAGGCCTTTATGGACTACCTCAGTAAGTACGAGGTGGAAATGTCTACTCTGCGACATGCACCGAAGACTGCTGCATTACTCGAAGATGTGGTAGCAAGTTTTAGTCCTGTAGAAAGCTGGCTTTATGACCTCGTATTTTATGAAGAACATGCCATATACGACACATTTGGCGATATTGACCGAACATTTGAGTGGGATTCTTGGGTGCCAACGAAAGATTTGTTTGATCATTTTCAACAGTGGGTTGGTATTGCAAAAAAGGCTAATGCTCACATAGCTAAAACTGGAATTACTGAACAAGCTAAACTAACCCGCGAATTGAAACGACTAATGGGGTTTAAGACAGCTCAAAAGTCAGGTGGAATTCGAAATATACAGCTTATAGATCGGGAAGAAGCATATAAGCTTCTCATGGGTGAATATGCAGGTCTTGATGATTTTGATTCGCAATTGGATTCTTTAGAACCTAAGTACCTTAAGCCTGAAGCTAAACCACAAGCTAAGCCTGAAGCTGAGTCAGAAAAAGTTGATGGGAAAGCGGTTAGGAAGCTTGATGATTTTCCCGCCGAACTTAGACCGGTAGCGAAGGTGGCTTTCAAGCCTCAATCTACAGGCAGTGACGACGAATTTGAAGAGCTTGATGCGTTGTTGAATACATGGGATTAAAGATAATCAATATGGCAGCTAATATCATGAACTCAGTGAGGTTCATTTAGCTACTAAAGGGCAGTCGATAAGCTGCCCTTTATTTTTTTGTAGAAGCGACTGCTGGAAAGTGAGTCGGAGTTCGATAATGTTAGAGGAGGGATATTATCATAGGTTGTTCAAATTTAATTCTAACCCTATTCCTACAGGCTTCAAGGTGATTGAGAGTTCTTCTCGTACCTTGTTTTCAAACCACTCACAGAGTTGGAATGTATCTAGTTCACTGACCTCATCTGCATAATCTTCATCCAGACTTTCACAAATTGATTCAAGTTCAATTTTTACGTCTTTGGTGAGTTCCTTATCGGCTGCCATGAGGAATGTCTCATTATTAACGGTAACAACAATTACTTCATTCATCTTTAAACTCATTCTCGCTTCTGTTATGGACTGTCATTGTTGATCGATAAGACATGCCTATTATGTCTCTCGATCTGTGTAAATACATTCCTATCTTTGTGAAATCAATGCTACGCAGTTGCTCTCCGAATGTGTAATCCTTATTTTCATAGTCGGTTGACGAGATTTATTGTTCAGGTGGTAGTTAAATTTCATTCATCAGGATGTCCTTAACCTCATCATCCATGATCCCAAGGTACACCATTGTTACTCGTGGGGAAGAATGGTTATATCTCTTAGCTAGAACATCAAATCCTACTCCATGATGTACTCTCTGGACATACCCGAATGTCTTACGAAGTGTCCGACTTCCATATCTTCCTGACAAACCTGCTAACTGGCACCAAGATTTTACTAACCGATTTACCTGAGTAACTGTCACAGGTTGGTTTTTTCCTTTCCTAGATCGGAATAGATAGCAATCTTCTGCCGGATTCAACTTTTCCCTATATAGGCGCAAAGCCTTAGCCACTGCTCCGTTAATCACAATGTAGTTCTGTTTCCCTGTTTTTCTTTCCTTGATCTGGACAACATCTCCTTTTTGCTTGTCGGCTACCTGCTTCCATTTGAGATCAAGCAGGTCAGTTATCCTAATTCCGTTGTTAATACCCATAATGAAAAGCAGGTAGTCTCTCGGTTTACTCATAGTCATACGTTTGATGTTATCAATTGCTCGGAGGTCTCTGATGGGATCGACGGAGTTATCCATAGTATATATCACCTTGTGTTTTTTCCTTCCTCGGCTGGACTTTCTGTTTTCCGAAAACAGAGTTGTCATGTTGGTTTGAGGTGCGAATGTTCAGTTATGTTAGTCTGATAATAACAGGTGACGTGTTGTCGTAAACGGAAAAGGTACGATATTACAAGTGGTTAATCTCGTTACACTTGTTCTTGAACGTCAACTCTTTACTAAAGAGTGAACATTCGTGGTGATGGGTACTAATGGAGGATGACGGGAGGTACGGAAATCACTGATAGTGGAAATCAGTCTGTTTTCTTCGAAATGACCTGTGACAGTAAAGTATCTATAGGGTGTTTTGAGTAAAAACGTAAAAAATGAGTTCTGTTTTTCGTAACCTATTAAATTTGTTTATCTTTTTGTAAGGGTGTTGGTTTTGTAAGTGGTTTAAATGATTACCGTTGTCCTGAGAGTACTATTCGTGACTGTTTGTTTGATGGTTCAGGACGTACTTTGTGGTTCAGAACCAGTTGATTTTGTATATTTTTATATAAATATATAAAAATACCAAAACAGGAGTCTCTAGATGAAGAATTACGAAATGTATCCTTATAGATTAGTGTGTCACGAGATAAAAAATGAATCCAAAGAGTCAGGAATACCAGTTGGAAAGCTTTATAGCATGAAGATGAAACAAGTCCTTGAGTTGCTAAAAGAGAAAAGAAAAGGTCAACAATGCTAAGTTATACAGGGAAGCAACTAAAAAGAATATTGTTGAGGATGGAATTGAAAGTAACATTGCTGTTGATAGTTGCTATCAACGGCGTCATGAATTTCTTTGTGGAAGATTGGCAACATTAGAGACCTTGTGACAAGATCAACGAGTTACCAATGTGGAGTCCATTGAACATGTGAACTCGTGAGCATGGGAGATGGACACTTTTAATGAGTTAATAGAATGATGCGCTTTGCGCTTACATATAGATAATTTTAAACGGATGACAATCCGGTAAGGTTCGTACGGATTGTTCTAATGGAGCAGAGCGACATTAGCACAATTCTACGTAAATTCTGCTCGCAGAATTTGATAAGTATTATATGGAATGTGATGGAAATATTGTTAACTTATGAGCAACTTTGTTGCACAAGATCAGCGATGATTCAGCTCTTTGTGAGCACGACGAACAAAGTGCGGAAACTTGCTGCTCTTGAAATTTTGAGTGCAACGAGAAATTTCAAGAGCATAAGGTTCTCAAAGAACATGGTCTTTATTTTATATTTATTTATTACTTTATTTAAGGAGTCGGAAAGATAGGCGTCCCTAATGTCGAGAAGGTTTTGAGTTAAACACATGTTTAATATGTTGTTAAGCGTCCTTTACCTTTGAGTAAAGGAGTGTTTAACAATAATTAAAAGAAGATTAACTAGCTTTGTTTAATAGTGTTGTTGAAGTGTATTAATATAAGAATATATCTAGTGAGGAGTTGATATGGAAAGATCATGTGTCTTTGTAGAAAAAATGCTTCATTATGAAATGAAGAAGGTAGCATTGAACGAAGGTGCTACAGTAAAAAAAATGTATGAAAATGCGATTAAAGAATTTTTAAAGCAAAAAAATAGAAAAATGAAATAGGAGGCTGAGAAGCTAGATGAAATTAGAAGATGTAATGAATATTGTTAAGGGAAAAGACAAAGAAGTGAAGAAGGAGAAGAGATTCAATTTTGAAGTATGGAGTGGCAAAGGTGAACTTAGTGGTTTTACACAAATTCCTAATAGGCTTCTGCTGTTACTTCCAGCATTAAAATTAACGAAAACAGAACTGGGCTTACTTCTTGTAATATATCGGTTAACTCTTGGGTATGGAAAGAAATCAAAGTCGGTAACTCAAGCAGCACTTATGGAGTATCTTGATGTAAGTAAGGTGTCTGTATCCAATGCTCTGAAGAGTTTGAATGGGTTGGGGATAATTACATATAAAAAAGGTTGTATCACTGTTCATGATACTCATGAATGGAACCTTGATTTAGCAAGTCCTGAAGACTGTTTTGATAGTTAAGTTGGTTAAATGATATGAGCATAGTGGTTCTGTGCAGGAAATCGAAACAACACAGACCCACATGCCGTAACTGAACGAGTGGATTGATAACACTCCTGTGTACTTTTTGAGCTATCCGTTTAGGGTAAGCTCAAATTTTTTTATACAGAGGGTAATATATGAATCCGAATCCGTATCTTGAACAGGCAATGGAAATGGTAAAAGCACAGGCAGGCGTTAAGCAAATGACTCCTGCTGAAATCGTGGAGATGACAAAAGAGGTTGCTGAAGGACTCAATAACTATGTTTCTGGAACTGAAGAAGTTGAATCTGAAATTCAGGAACCTTTTATTGAACCTAAAAGAGCAATCAGACTTAACCATATTATATGTGTTGAGTGTGGAGCGAAGTTTAAGATTCTTTCTAAGAAGCATTTGGCAAGTCACGGATTAACATCTGATGAATATCGCGAAAAATGGGGATACAAGAAAGGTACTTCATTGGTCTGCAAGAGTGTTACACAGAAGCGCAGAGAAAAGATTGTTTCTACCAAGATATGGATGAAGACAAGCAAGAACTCGAAGAGCGAAAAAAATGACTCAGATAGTAAGCCTGATAAGAAGAAATAGCTTTATAGACATATTAATGTAGCAACAGCTCGTATTGAATGTTCAATACGAGCTGTTGCTGTCTCTGGGGGGGAGTTGAAATTTAAAATATACCACCAGAAAGTTTAATCAGTTCAATGTCCTTAGCTGGTTGTACTTTCCAGTTGGTGTCAATCTGAATATGGAAAGCACCAAGTGAAACTTCTTGTAATTCCTGAAGTGAGAAATAGCCCCATTCAGCGTTTTGAAAATCCCCATTTAGTATTACGTAGCCAAAACAAGTGTCGTTTTTGTCGGACTCAGCAGCGAACCAATGACAGTTACCGAAGACAAAGTGACAATGTATCATTTTGTCTTCATTCGTAATATTTTCTGTGGAATATAGATCGGGAATATCTGTAGCTTGGATAGCTTCTTGAATGTTCATTTAATCTCCTGACTTTTAGATAGTTATATACTGTTAGTCAGGGACGTAAACGGATGATGAATTAACTGGATGTGACATGACGTTGCCACGAGTGGCGCATTAACTGATTGGTAAATAAGAAACTATATCTAAAAGAAAAACAGGCCACGAGAACAACTCTCATGACCCATTTTATAGGAGTAAGTATCTATAAGGTTCTTAATGGCAGATCGAAGCAGCTTTAATCAAGGTAGCTTCTGCTGCATTTGATGGTTTTGAGTTTCCGGAGAAGTAAGCAGAAAGATCGGCAGCATCAAAAAGATCATCCAGAGCAGCTTTTTGTTCATTTGAGCATGAATCAGAGTTGATGATTTGGTTAGCCATAGCAATGTCTGAAGTGTCATATCCATCAAAATCAGAAGCAAGGGCAGGAGTGGACATTAACAAAGTAGCAATCAGACCAGTAAAAAACAGCTTCATAGCATTCTCCCTTAGAAATATTAGTAGGTTGTATAAGTATTATACGGACTACATGAACTCGTACATGGGGTGTGGAATATTAATGTGCTCGAAGGAAAACTGAGTTTGTAAAGTAAGAAACAGTTTTCGGAAGTGAGCAGGATAAACCTCAAACTTCATCCTATGACGAACTTTTTTAGGATTATTCTTTTGATAAAAGGAAAATGTCAACTCTTTTTCATTCTATAACATACTTTTACTGTAAAAAGTCTTGTCATAGCTTGTTTTGAAGTCCTCGATCAAAGGACATGATGTTCTAATAGGAGGACATCATGTCTACTGAACTGAAACTGTTTGGAAAAAGAGTACGGACATTACGTAAAGCCAAGAAGATGACTCAGGAACAACTAGCAACTGTAGCTGACTCAGGAGCTAAGTACATAAGTGAGTTAGAACGTGGCGAAGCTAATGTGACAATTACCTTAGTCAGTAAGCTTGCTGAGGGACTTGGGGTACCAACTAGTGAACTTTTCGAGAACGATCATGAAGCTGATAGTCAGGAATTGAGAAAAGAAATTAACCGGATGATCAGTGAAGCTGATGACGAGAAAATAAAATTACTATACAGGGTTACAAAAAGTGTCCTGAGTTAGTTTTAATTAATTCTGATGAAAATTAGGAAGGTAGTTGTGCGGTATCCTGATAGTGCTGAGATGTTTATTCCAATTTTTGATGTACTTGTTGCGAGTAAGGGTTCTGTTTCAGTGGCAGAGATAAACAATGCGATACTAAAAGCCATGAATCTTCCACCTTCGATGCAGCAGGAAATGCTGACTAAGAAAGAATATAATGGGATTGTGCTAGGTTATCGGGCTGGTTGGGCACGTCATTATATGAAGGATGGCGGTTATATTACTAACTCAGAGCGTGGATTCTGGTGTTTCACTGAGAAGTTCCAAGCAAAAGTAGAACAGTCAGTTGAAGACAGTCGAAAAGAACTGTTGGATTTTGCAGTAAAAAGAAATGCTATTGTTCCAGATGGTGACTTCAAGGGACAATATCCTGAGTAAAAAATGACTAATCGAGTTCGCCATCGGACTGGACTAACAATTTGTGAAGTTCTTTTTTGAACTGTTCTGAAAGTCGTTCACCTATCTCACCGTAGTTAGTAGTCAGTGACCCATGTTTCTTAGCGTCGATAGCGGACATGGTCTGAAATAGTTTTTCAATCGGTGAGAACGATAGAGAGAGTTGATCATATAGGTCGAGTAAATCTTTTTGAGACATGAGTTATCCGTGGTTAATTGAACTAGATTGTTCTGGATAATTCATCTGAAAATACGTGTACATGGAAACCTTCTGAATTGATGTCAGGAGGTTTTTTTGTGGGCAATTTTCGGACGTCATGGAGGTTGAAAAGTGAAGAACTCGAAGTCAGTAAGGAATATTTAAAAGTTAGTAAGTAAAATATGGAAAAGGTTGTTATATGGTCAATCATATTTAACTTTGTATAATAACGTGTATAATCAGTTTTCATGAAGCCAATGATACCAAGGTCTAAGAGGTCAAAGGTATAATAAATCGACGATTATCACCTTCGGTCTCACCATTCAAAATATTCTCGTTAATCCAGAAGTCACTGTTGGTATTTTTTCGCACACACGTCCTATCGCGAAAGGTTTTTTAAACCAGATTAAGTATGAATTTGAGCAGAATGAAGTGCTCAAACGCTGCTATCCGGAGATCCTTTGGGAATCGCCTAAACGAGAATCGCCTCGGTGGTCTGTTGATAGCGGTATCGTTGTTCGCAGGAAGAAGAATCCGAAAGAAGCTACTGTTGAAGCATGGGGGCTCGTGGATGGACAACCGACAGGTAAGCACTTTGAAATCCTTGTGTACGACGATGTTGTGACTCGTGATTCGGTGTCAACTCCGGAAATGATCAGTAAGGTAACAGAATGCTGGGCGCTTTCATTGAATCTTGGAATGCATGGTGGAAAGCAGCGTTACATCGGCACCCGCTATCATTTTAATGACACCTATAAAACCATAATGGAACGGCGGGGTGCTGAACCGCGTATTTATGCTGCTACGGAAAATGGAAAAACAGATGGTACACCGGTGTTTTTACCGCCTGAAGAGTTAGCAAAAAAACGCAGGCAGATGGGGCCGTATGTTTTCGGTTGTCAGATGTTACAAGACCCTAAGGCGGACAGTGTGCAGGGATTTAAGGAAGAGTGGCTACGGTATTGGCAGCCTTCAGAGCCTGCCCACTGGGAAGGCATGAATCGGTATATCGTGATTGACCCTGCCGGTGAGAAGAAGGTGGGCAGTGATTATACAGTCATGTTGGTAATAGGGCTTGCTGAAGATGGCAACTACTACCTTATCGGTGGAGTGCGTGATCGTATGAATTTAACTGAACGAGCTTCATGTCTGTTTTCATTACATCGTCAGTATCGGCCTGTCGCTGTTGGTTATGAACGGTACGGCATGCAGGCAGATATCGAACATCTGCGGTTTGAAATGCAGAATAGGAACTATCGGTTTGACGTGGTTGAGCTTGGTGGTGCTGTTCCAAAAAAAGATAGGATAGGCAAGTTAATTCCGTTGTTTGAGCAAGGACGTATGTATTTACCAGTGCGAGCACCTTTTAGAGATCAAGAGGGGACGTGGCGGGATTTAACCAAAGAGTTTGTTTCTGATGAATATATGGCGTTTCCTGTGAGTTCTCATGATGACATGCTGGATTGTATGGCTCGAATTTTAGAGCCTGTGCTTGGAGTTGAATTTCCTTCAGCATTGAATCTAAGGTTAGTACAGAATGAGTTAGGAAATATGGAGTATGACTTGTATGCATGATTCTTTAGAAGTGTTAACTGGAAGATATGAAATTAGAGCCCATATTCCTAATTTTACAAATTGTTTAAACGAACAAGAGTTAGCAATTATTTGGAAAAAACTGTGTGATGAGCGGAAAAAAAAGATTGTTTTTTACGATGGTGAAATCACTACGGAAGAAGAATTTATTCAATTTATGCAGGATGATATGAACTATGTGTATGCTGTTTATGAGAGGGGGGAAGTCTTGGCTTTGGTCTGGCTGAACAACTTTCTTGGGCGGTGTGCAATGATGCATTTTACAATGTTTTACAATTCTAAGGGGAAAGAGCAAGGTACTGCACTGTTTTTATTGAATTTTATGCTTTTTTCGCAACATGAGGGGCAATATTGCTTTGATGCCTTCTATGGCCTTACTCCTCGTGTGTATCGACATGTTTTAAGCTTTATTAAAAAGTTGGGGTTTCGATTAGTGACAGAGATGCCTTCATCAGTTTTTTTTCAAAAAAAAGAAAAAAAATGCCTCAAAAGTGCAGTTTTATCGATTATACGCCGTGAGTATCTTAACATATTAGAATAACGTGAAAAGATGCTAAAAGGATGAGCTTGTGAAAAAACTCATTTACACTGTAACTGCCTGAAAAGATATGTTATTTGGCTGGTTATGTGACCAACTTATTTCGACCAATTACGGAGATTTCAACAAAAAAGCAAAAAAAGGCATCTTGCTTGACCATTCAGTGTGCAAATCTAAAAAGTCAGTATGTTGACGAAATAGTAAAACAGCGTAACATGGCTCATGATTCGTTTTAGTCGAATGGGCTTTAGTATTTTGACTTGGTCGGGCGAGCTGTACTGGGACTTGCAGCTTTCTGACTAGTGGCTAGACCCATATTCTCGAATTATTTCGAGAAGGTATTAAGTCATAGCTGCGGGTGACGGATGAAGGTCTGTTGTCCCTGTGCACGTTTTTAGCCGCTCTATATGTTGAGTGTAAAAGCGTGAAAGAAGCGACAGGAGTATGCTGATGGAAAGCTTTATGTCATGGCTGGAGATGATCGACGGATGGGTATGGGGTCCTGTAATGCTGACTCTGTTGGTAGGTACTGGTCTTTTGCTCACAATTATGCTGAAAGGTTTGCAGTTTAGAAAGCTTGGCTATTCTCTCTATCTGGCGCTTATTAAGCGTAAAGATGATGATGCAGAAGAAGGGGATATTACTAACTTTGAAGCTTTAATGACCGCTCTTTCTGCAACTGTTGGAACCGGTAACATTGCTGGTGTTGCTACTGCGATTGCCGTTGGTGGTCCAGGCGCATTGTTCTGGATGTGGATTACCGGCCTTGTTGGTATGGCTACCAAATTCGGTGAGGCCGTACTTGCTGTAAAATACCGCGTTAAAGATGAGAATGGCGAAATGTGTGGTGGTCCAATGTACTACATCGCACGTGGTCTTGGTTGGAAAGGCCTGGGTTCTGCTTTCGCATTCTTTGCAGCTGTTGCTGCCTTCGGTATCGGTAACATGGTACAGTCTAACTCTGTAGCACTTGCTGTTAAAGACACCTTCGGTATTGATCCATTCATTGTTGGTGTAGCTCTCGCTGTTTTGACTGCTCTCGTAGTTCTTGGTGGTATTAAGTCTATTGGTAAAGTTACCTCTATCCTTATTCCGATCATGATTGTATTCTACGTTGGTGGTGCTCTGTTTATTCTTCTTACAAACGTTGAAAAAATCGGCCCTGCTTTCGGCCTTGTTTTCGAATACGCATTTAACCCTGTTGCAGCTACTGGTGGCTTTGCTGGCGCAACTGTTGCTGCAGCTATTCGTTTTGGTGTTGCACGTGGTGTGTTCTCCAACGAATCCGGTCTTGGTTCTGCTCCAATTGCTGCGGCAGCAGCACAAACCAAGCACCCTGTAGATCAGGCTCTCGTTTCCATGACTCAGACCTTCATCGATACAATCGTTATCTGTACCATGACTGGTCTTGTAATTATCATGTTTAACTGGGATTCCGGTCTTACTAGTTCTTCCCTTACTACTGAAGCATTCCGTCTCGGTTTTGAAGGTGGACAGTACATCGTAACCATTGGTCTCATTCTCTTCGCATACTCCACCATTCTTGGTTGGTGTTACTACGGTGAGAAATCTATTGAATACCTCCTTGGTGCTGGCGCAATTAAACCTTACCGCCTTGTGTACATTGCAGCTATTCTCTTTGGTTCTGTACAGAAAGTAGGTCTGGTTTGGACATTGGCAGACATATTCAACGGTCTCATGGCTCTTCCAAACTTGATTGGCCTTATCTTCCTCAGCCCTGTTATTGTTCGCGAAACCCGTGAATACTTTGCAATGAAAGAAGGTATTGCACCTGAAGCATTGCTTCAGGCAGAAGACACAAACAAATAATTAACTGAACAAGTAGAAAAGCCCCTTCTGAATTCTCAGAAGGGGCTTTTTTTGTCACAAAAAAGAATTGCTGCGGTGACATAGAGAAGTGTGTGACCTGATACTGCTAGAGTTCTACTGTAACTTTTGAAATAAATTGATAACGAAGATATAAAGCTATGTTGAGTTAGATGTACATAGCTTGCCGTGCGCGGAAAGCTATAAGTTGTTTTGAAGAATTCAGCTTTTTGAAGTTCTTATTTAATCGTCGGAACTTGTAACTCTTAGGGAGAAGTGAGCAATGAAAAAAAGTACAAATCGTCGTCAATTTCTTCAGGCTGGTGCTTTTACACTGATGGGGATGTCTTTAATGGGAAGCAAAGCTTTTGCTGCTCCAAGTAAAACAGGCTTTGCTCCAGTACGTTTTGGTGTGATCTCTGATCCGCATCTTGATATTAAAGGTAAAAACGGCATGAAGATGAGCGCAGCAAGTGTGGATTGCGTTCGTCAGGCCGTGAACGGACTTAATCAGGAAAAAGAATTATCTTTTGTAGTTGTTACTGGGGACTTGCTTCTTGATGGTGAAAAGCAGAATGCAGAAGCTATTAAAGAATTATTGGATACTTTGAAGGTGCCGTATTTTGTTATTGCTGGTAACCACGATTTTGTTCCTGTAAATCCCGCGAAGCATCGTGGTGGCTTTGATTATCTCACTATTGAAGAGTTCGTTAAGTTTTTTGAAGGCAAAGGCTATGATGGTTCTGGTAAGCGGTACTGGGCACATTCTATTGTTCCTGGTCTGCGTATTATTGGTCTTGATGCCAACCTGCCTCATGAAGAAAAGAAATGGGGTGGTGTGCTCCCGCAGGAACAGTTGGAGTGGCTTGATAAGCAGCTGACAGAGCACAAAGACGAAATGAATATCGTATTCATGCATCACAATGTTATTCCTTGGTCCAGTGATGAACTGAAGGGCGGTCCGAAGCAGTGGTTCTGTGTGGACAATGCTGAAGCAGTTCGTGCGGTATTGGAAAAACATGCTGAAGCAGCACCGCTTATGATTACAGGGCATCGTCATATTGGCATGCGTGTGAATGAGCTTGCTGGCGTGAACTATATGGTTGCCCCGTCTGCTAACACACACCCTATGCGATACTCTGTCTTGACGGTATCACCGGAGGCGGTGACATGGAAAACTCCTATGGTAGGTGTTCCTGAATCAGTACATGTTGAGGCTCGTAGTAATTTGCTAGGCGCGAAATGGTGGCGTGAAACTCAGTATGCAGAACGCAGTGGAACGAATGATGTTGAGGTTCTTGAATTCTACGAAAAAAATTCTCAGAGAATCGGTACAAAGATACTTTAGCTACTTATTAGTCCGATTTATGGTATGAAAAAGCCCCGCAGAAAATTTCTGCGGGGCTTTTATTTAGCAATGTAAGCAAACTTTATAAGGCTGCTTTAGCAAGAGCTTCTGGGGTCAGTGACGCCAGTGTTTCTGTCATCACACGTTGCTGTGCAACCTGTAAGAATAAACGTACCTGAGAGAGTTTAAACTGAGCAAGTTCAACACCCTCAAGCTTGGAAGGGCGAGGCAGTTGCGCTGTAAGCGGATTAACTGCTTTACCATTCTTGCGCACTTCAAAATGTAAGTGCGGTCCAGTGGAACGACCTGTATTCCCAACATACCCGATAATATCACCAGCTTTTACTTTGCTGCCGCGCTTGAGCCCTTTTTTGAACTTTCGCATATGTGAGTATGTTGTCTGGGTGGATTTATCGTGACGGAGGCTGATGTGGTTACCAAATCCGCCTTTGCGTCCAATAAAGTCAATTGTACCGTCTGCCACAGCATAAATGGGGGTCCCCCGTCGTGCTGCGTAATCTACTCCTTTATGCATCAATCTGCGCTTAAGGACAGGGTGGCGACGGTAACCGAACTTGGAAGAAAGGCGAGCATTCTTAACAGGTTCGATTTTTCCTTTGCTGACAGTGGTGTTCCCGTTTGCGTCGTAGTACGATCCTCCTGATTCTCCTTCAAAGTAGTAGAGTTGCAGGGCTGGGGTTTTTCCTAAACGAACGTACTGGATACGCGGGGCAATGCCAGAGGCTTTTGGGTAGACTTCGTAAATAACTTCAAAGTCTTTATTAGCAATGGTTTTTCTAGTTAGTTTCTTTCTCTTCGCTAACAGCTTTTCGGCTTGTTTTGCCAGAGAGGCCGGGAGTCCAAAATGCTGTGCATCTTTAACAAATGAGTTCTTGATGACACCTACAACGTACTGCAATTTTCCCTTGTACTGAGTACGCTCGACGCCAGCTTTGTACGTGCCGTTTGGCTGCAATCTTACAGCAAAACGTTTGGTTTTGTTAAGCTGTACACTGAGCTGCACTAATTCCTTTCTTTTTGTTTTTGGAATCTTGCGCAGTGATAGGGTGATAGTTTCCCCTACGTCGAATCGGAAAGCCTTTTGTTTTAATGTGGTAGCAACGATTTGACGCTGTTGCTTTAGCGGAACGCCAGCTTTTTTGAGCACCCCATACAGGGTGTCCCCTCTTTTTACTGTAACCTTTTTGGTAATGAGTTGTTCGTTGGCGAAATCTGGGAGCTGCTCCGTAGGGAGCGGCTTTTTGGGATTACCTTGTTCTAAACCGTTTAAGAGATAGGAAAGATCGTAACGTTTAGTTATAGATGCGGTACTAGTCGCAGAAGCGTTTGCAAGATTAGGGAGTGCAAGTAGTGAAGTAAATAGTAGTAACGCGACGGTAAAAAACAGATAATCCTTTTTTTGTTTGGTTAAAAAATAGCTTTTCATAAGTGTTTTCTCGTTTCCCAATGCTCGGAGTGCACTACTTGCTTCGATGATACTTGTCTACCCCTTCTTTTTTGGGTGAAATTATACACAGTTGAATAGCTGTAACGTTATTCCGATTATAATCATCATCGCATTGTTTACATTTTTTAACATTATGCAGGTGAGTATTCTCTTTTATATGGCGTCCACCCTTCTCTCGCATGTATGGAACCATGTCATCACCCTCGTATCACCCTTGTTTCACTGAATTTGAAAAAAATATGCATTAGAGTCGCCCTGCGTGCTGAGCACAGGGCGTTTTTGTTTTTGTGTCAGTATTTTTACAGGGTAGAGATGCTGCCGGTTGGCTATTTTGATGTGATCATACTTGGCGAAGTTGGTTAGATCGGTTGATGGTTAGAATTAGTACAACCGGCAGTTATTCAAATTGTAAGGAGAGTTGAGATGGGCGGAGGAAAAGGAAAGATTTCTGTTTCAGCGCCACCACCAGCACCTGTGCCTCCTGCGGCTCCACCGGTGCAGGAACAGAATACTGTGAGTAAGACTGAGATGTATTCCAGCATCACAAGCCGTCAGGCTGGTAAGGACAGCAGACGAGCAACTATTTTGACAGGTAGCCAGGGGGATGAGTCGGAGGCGCAGCTGAAGAAAAGTACCCTGCTTGGTAGCTAAGATTACGGAGGCCTGTCCTGAGGAGCCGTAATGGCAGTTCGGAGAATAGGCAGAAGGAAGGATTATGTCCCAATCATTATTAAAGGCCGTCAGAACTACGAGCGCGTTTTTGGAGGCGCAGAAGCAAGACTGGGAACCTGCATGGCGGGATGTGGCGCATTATATTGTGCCGCATAAGGGGACTTTTGGTTTTTCAGACTCTGGAAGCACTTCTCGGTTCAGTAAGAAGATTATTGATGGAACGGCATCTAGGTCAATCCGCATTCTTGCAGCAGGAATGCAGAGTGGGCTTACGTCTCCGGCGCAGCCGTGGTTCAGGCTGCGACTCGTGGATAGGGATTTGATGGAGTATGCACCGGTACGTTTGTGGCTCGATGCTGTTGAGAACCGCATTTACAACGAACTGGCACATGCAGGGTTTTATCAGGCAGCCCACAGTATGTACTCCGAGCTCGCAGCATTCGGCTCAGCAAATATGTACATGGCGTCGGATGAGAAAAGACCTTTCAGTTTTTCTTGTTTGACATGCGGTGAGTACGCATGGGCGTCAGACCGTTATGGAAAAATAGACACCGTGCTTCGCCGCACAAAAATGACTGTTCGTCAGGTGGCAGCACTGTTTGGTGAGGAGGGTTTGTCCGCAACTGCCCGACGAATGCTGGCACGTGATCCGTACAATATGATTGAGGTTGGGCACCTTGTTTGCCCGCGAGAGGGGAAAAGCATTGTTGTTTCTGGGAAAAGCAAACCATTTTTCGTGGGTAAGAAAAACATGCCGTGGGCATCCATTACATTTGAAATGGGAACAGACGCGACCACAGTCTTGAATGAAAGTGGCTTTATGGAATTCCCTCATTTGTGCGGTAGATGGGATGTAACAGGCATGGATACTTACGGGTATTCACCGGCAATGGATGTAATGCCGGATGTAAAGATGCTTCAGGAAATGGCAAAGAGCCAATTGCTTGCGGTGCATAAGGTGGTGAATCCGCCAATGCGTGTACCAGCGGGCTATAAGCAGCGTCTGAATCTTATTCCGGGTGCACAGAACTTTGTAAACAGCACACAGCAGGATGCGGTTTCTCCGCTGTATCAAATTAATCCTGATATTCAGGCTGTTTCTTATAAGATAGATGATGTGCGCCGAGGTATCCGCGAAGGCTTTTTTAATGACCTGTTCTTAATGTTCACGGGAGAAGGGCGCAGCAATATCACCGCAACAGAGGTGCTTGAGCGTAGTCAGGAAAAGATGGTCATGCTCGGACCGGTCATAGAGAGACATCAGACAGAAATCCTTGATCCGTTGCTGGCGCGAATGCTTGGTGTTCTCCAGCGTAGCGGAAGAATGCCGGAAGCTCCACCGGAGTTGGATGGCAGAGCGCTGGAAGTAGAGTACGTGTCTGTGCTTGCTCAGGCGCAGAAGCTTGCAGGCTCTAATGCAATCCGCCAGTTGACGGAACAGGTTGGAAGAATGGCGACAGTGGCCCCGTCAGTTCTCGATAAATTGGATTTTGATCAATGTGTGGATGAGCTTGCTTCTACAGCAGGTGTCCCGGCACGGGTTCTCAGGTCTGATGAAGATGTTGCGGCGCGACGTGAGGCTGCAAGGGCTCAAGCTACAGAGCTTCAAGCTCCGGAACAAATTGAAAAGATGGCAAGTGCTGTTTCTTCTGTTGTGGGAGCTACTAAAGAGTCTCCTGAACTTCTTGAAATGGTTGGTTCTGTAGTTGGCAGTGGAACGGACGTGAAGTCACAGAAACTGCTTAAGGAAGCTCTGACATTCACTGGACGGTAGACTGTGGAGAGAAAATGCAGACAGATACAGAACTGCAAGGGCTGTGTGAATTGAGTGAAACAGAACTCTCGCGGCTATTAGCAGAAGACTATGGTGTGGAACAGGCACGAAGCGCAGACGCAGAGACTCGGATTATTTCGTATTTACAAGATTTACGGGAAGTGCTGCGCCTTGAATCTGGAGCAGGGGTGCGAGTGCTGCGCATGTGGCTGGATGAGGCATGTATGAATAACAGGCTTGCACGGGATGAGCATATGCGGGAGCGGGTGGCTCTATTGGAGTATGCGCGTGACCGCATGGCGGATGTCGCATTGGCTGATCCGGTATGCCACGTGCGATTGCAACTCCAGTTTTCTCAGGAGTGGGCGGCAACTGGGAACAGCGGAATGTAACTAGCGGTTGGGATAACAATGAACGGAACTCGGTAGCACCGTCGAAAACGGGAGGGTAGATATGCATACCGTGATGGATAAAACAGGTACTGTGTCGGATTTGAAAGCGGATGGGAGTAAGCAGGGCGTTTCTTCTGCCCCTGTTGTGGGTGCAGAACAGAATAGTTCAACAGGCGTAGGTGCCCATGGGCGGCCTGTACAATCCACTGCGAATACAGGACATACTGTATTGAGTGGCAACAGTCAGTCAAATCAACAAGGTGTGGAGGACGTGTCGCAGACTTTTTCAGCACAGGGAGAGAGTCAGTCTACAAATGGACAACAGGAGTCCGCGGGCTCTCAGGTTGGGCAGATGTCGCCGTTTGCTGTGAAGTTTCCAGACGATATTCCTGTAAGCCAGGAGCTGTTGGATAATTATCAGGCGTTTTGTGCGGACTGTGGATTGAGTAACGAGCAGGCTCAACAGGCGGTAGACTTTTACTTGAAGGAACAGACGCGCCAGATGGATGCTGAGCGTGAGCTCTCTATGAATATTTTGCAGAACGGCGCATGGAAAGGACAGTTTGAACAGCGCCTAGCGGTGGCAAACAGTGCAGTGCGTGCCTTGGATACACAGCTTGGTGGACGCCTGAAGCCGATGCTTGAGGCAGGGTTGGGTAACAACCATGTGTTTGCAGAAATGATGGCCTGTGTGGGGGATCTGCTTCAGGAGGAGAATTTTATTCCGCATGCGGGTGGCAGTGCGACAGCACGCTCTATGTCTACTGAAGATTTCTTACGTAACGAAGTATTTAAAACCCGTTAGGAGGGGTGAATTATGGGTGCAACACTGAAAGAGCTCGCAACTGTTCACAGCACAAAGCAGCCACAGCAGGTGGATAGCTTAACCGAGGAAGCACCGGTACTGGGGGTTATTCCATTTGAGGAAGCATCCCATGGCCTGTGGAACATGTACGAGGATGTGACAGACGTTGAAGGTGCAGGTTGGGTTGAAATGAATGCGCCTTTACCGGGGGTGGATGTAACCAGCGATCTTAAAAAAGTCGATCTTTCCATTCTTGGCGGTGAAATTGAGTGTCCGGAAGATACTGCTCGTATGTTTGGCAGTAAGGAAGCCTACTTTGCACGCAAGCTTCCTAAGATTATCCGTAAATCCGGTATGGCTGCGGAACAGCGCATTATCTACGACAACTTTCTCCGCTGGGCAGCAGATAACAAGCGTGTGGTAAGTGCCGGCGCTTCTACTGACGATTGCTACTCAATTATTGCTGTACGTTTTGTGTCTGGTGAAACCACCGGCCTGTATTCTAGCGAAAGCTTTAAGCAGGGCACATTGCTTGATGTACAGCCAATCAACGGCGGTCAGCTTTATAAGGCGTCTTCTGGGAAGCATGAAGGAGTTCTCTGTTATGGCTGTCGCTTGAAAGCCTATTTCGGTTTGCAGATTGCCAATGCGTATTCTGTAGCAGCTTTGGTTAACATCAACAAAAGTAACACACCTACTGCGATGATGATTGATGACCTTCTTGCAGATGTGCGTGCGACCTCTGGCACTACATATCTGTTTATGCATGGTAAGGCGCAGACTTTGCTCAATGAACATAAAGGGAAATCACTTCAGGTGCTCCCTGGCGGTCGCGATCTTGATCGTCAGATTACTCACTGGAACGGTGTGGAAATTGTGACTTCATACAACTTCCTTGATGGTACAGAAGCAGCGCGAACTGTGTAACGAAATGAGGTGAGACAACAATGTATAAGCATACCTTGCGAGTAAACGGCGAGTATTTGGCAAAGGCGCAGACTCTTCCTGCTAACAGCAGCTCTGTAGGAAACGGTGGTTCTATTAAAGCAGGTTCTACCATGGGGGCTGTTGAAGTTGTGATGGCGGCGGCGGATGCTGTGAGTATTCCGGCTTCTACCCAGCTGACCTTACAGCTTGAAGGTAGTGACGATAATACAACCTTCACTTTGCTGCCTGTGAATTTTGTTGTGACCACTGCGGGCAGCGTAACAAAGTACAAGAAAGGCGAAGAACTTGCTCGTCTGCCTATTCCGTCTAATGCCCCAAAGCATGTTCGTTGCAGAATAGTTACGAATAAGACGGGAGTGACTGGAGGCGTGGATGTCTTCTGTGACTTCCTGCCTCGATAAGTAATAAAACGCGATATCAAAGGGCGTTATCCATAATGTCCAGAGGGTATGCCCAGCTCTCTGGACATGTAAGGATTTATGAAAAGGAAGTATTTATGAGGTCAGCAGTATCCATCTGCAATAAAGGTTTGCAGTTTGTAGGAGGCAGTCCCATCAGTTCACTGGAAGAAAAAACACGCGGGGCCGAGTTATGTAGTTATCTGTATGAAGAGGTTCGCGATGAATTGCTGGAGGCGCATCATTGGAGTTTTGCAACTCGTTACGAACGGCTGCCCAAGCTACCCGACAGTCCGCCATTTGGTTTTGAATGGGCGTATCAGCTTCCAGCAGACTGCATTGGTGTACGCCAGTTACAGGACGGCAAACCGTTTGAAGTTGTGGAGCGACGTGTTTTGTACACGGATAGTAATCCGGCAAAGGCTATCATTACAGTACGAGTGACAGATCCAGCGCAGTATCCAGCGCTTTTTGTTGAGGTGCTGGCACGCAAACTCGCTGCTGAGCTGGCCGTGCCCTTGATGAACAGTACAAAGCTTGAACAAACTATGTATCGCAAGTTTGCTGATGCCTTTGCACGGGCTGCGGCGGTAGATGGAGCAGAAGGTGTACAGCAGGTTGACGAGTCTGATGGTTGGTTACAGGCCAGAACGCTATAAGTCTTTAGGCGGGGTAACGGGAGAGAAGAATGAGTGCGGTCACTGTAATACAGAACAACTTTAACGGGGGTGAGTTATCTCCTCTCATGGGAGCCCGGACAGATCAGGTTAGGTACGGGAACGGCTGTACAAAATTACACAACATGCTGGTGCTTCCTCATGGGCCAGCATTGCGGCGACCGGGGTTTCAGTTCATAGGCAAGTGTCGTGAGAACACCTCCCGTGTCAGGCTTATTCCTTTTTCATTTAATGTAGACCAGACATATATTCTTGAGTTTGGAAATAAATATATTCGGGTGTGGAAGGATGGTGGTCTAGTTGTTAACAAAACAGGTACTCCTATAGAAATTGGAACTCCATGGACTAGCGAGATGCTGGACTTTCTTTCAATCTGTCAGTCTGCGGATGTCCTTTTTATTGCGAGCAGCTTTACTCTGCCTCATAAGTTGTGCCGTGGAGGCCATGCTCTGTGGTACATTGAACAGATGGTTTTGGGTAGCAGTATGAAGCCGCCGATAAACTTGAATGCGCAGAGTAAGGGAATCGCTTCAAGAGAGTATTCATATGTGGTTACTGCTATTGATCCATTTACTAGGGAAGAAAGTGAGCCCTCTGAAGCAATAACATTTCAGGGACCTGAAACTATTTCTGTTGCCTCTACTGTAACACTCACATGGCAGTCGGAACAGGCTGACGCTGTTTATGCCATCTATAAGTGCTGGAATGAGTCCGGAAAATATGGATTTGTAGGACATGCCTCCAGCAAAAAATGGGTAGATCGCGGGGCAACTCCTGATTTTTCAGAGGGATATCCAGTTTCTCGTAAATTATTTCAGCGTGTTGATGAGTATCCAAGTGCAGTGCAGTTTTATCAACAGCGATTGTGTTTTGCTGCAACCCGCAGTCAGCCACAGACAATCTGGATGAGTCGCTCGGGAAGCTATACGAATTTCAATATATCTGACCCGTTACGTGATGATGACGGTATTGCTGCAACTCTTGCTGCAGAGAGGGTGAACAAGATTGAATGGATGGTTCCGGGGCGACAACTCATAGTTGGCACAGCGGGAAGTGAATGGAGCCTGAGTGGCGGAGATAACAAGGCTGTCACCCCGTCCTCAATCAAGTTCGAACGACAAAGCACCATTGGTGCAGCACCTGTTCCACCTCTGGTTGTTGGAGAAAGTATTCTCTTTTTACAGCAAGGAGGGAAAGTTATCCGTGAGTTCCTGTATTCCTTGCAGAAAGACGGATATATGGGGACTGAGCTTTCAATTCTTTCTGAACACTTGCTTAAAGGAAATCCTGTTGTGTCGTGGGCGTATCAGCAGGAGCCGTATTCTGTTGTGTGGTGCGTGCTGTCAGATGGCTCCTTGGCCGCCTTTACCTACGAGCGTGAGCATGATGTGGTTGGATGGCATAGACATGTGACTGAAGGAAAATTTGAGTCGGTATGTTGCATCAAGGGGAGTGAAGGGGATGAGCTGTGGTGTGTGGTCACGCGCAATGTTAACGGGGCAGCATATCGTTACGTTGAGCGACTGGCTCCATACAGTATGGATGGTATAGAGGAACAGTTCTTTGTTGATTCGGGTGTAAGCTATCGTGGAGAGAAAACAGCTACATTTTCAGGGCTTGATCATCTTGAAGGAAAGAGCATTCAGATTTTGGCTGATGGTTTTGTAATACCTCCGCAAGTTGTGTCAGAAGGTAGGATTATCTTGCCGTACGCTGCGTCTGTTGTGCATGCCGGATTACAGTACTCATCGGAACTTATTCCAACTGAGCAAGATGTGATGCTGAAAAGCGGCAGTAGTAGAGGGCGAACTAGGCGTGTAAACAGAATGTGTCTGCATCTGTACGAATCTTCGGGCGTTCAGGTCGGGGTTGGAAATGTAGAGCCTCTACCGGTGCTGTTGGGTGATGGTGCTGTCCTTGATGCTACACCTGCATTGTTTAGCGGGGAAACGGTTGTAGAGGTTAATGGCGGTTATGAAATGCAATCTAATGTTCTGTTTAGACAGGAAGAGCCGCTTCCTTTTACGTTACTTTCATATTCAATGCAGGTCGAAATAGGTGAACGATGATAGTCCGCAAGGCAACGATTGAGGACGCAATAGCGTTACGAGGGCGTTTGCGGCAGCAGGATTATGATGAGGTATGGGCAGCCTACGGGCATAATCCGGATGATGTGCTGGTTGCATGCGCCCGATTTTCTACAATGCTCTGGTGTGCAGAAAAAGGTGAGGCTATTGTGGCTGTATTCGGTGTTGCCCCTTCGATAGATGAATTGGGAGTAGGGCAACCTTGGTTGCTTGGAGCAGATGAAATTTGTTCCGATCCACGGGTGTTTTTTCGTTGGCCGAAGCAAATTCTATTATTGATGCATCGGGCTTTTCCGGTGCTTAGAAATAGGGTTGATGCCCGTAATACCAGGTCGATTTGCTGGCTTCGGAGAATGGGGTTCACCATTGAAGATACTTCTGTACCGTATGGTCCGTTCAATATGCCGTTTTATGTTTTTTATAAGGAGGAAAGAGTATGTGTTCCGTCGTGGGGGTAGGTGTTTTGCTGAGCGTTGCTGCGTCGGCAGTGGCGAGTAATCAGGGGAGTGCAAAAATCAAAACCAGTGGCTACGCAGTTAATACGGCACCGGTTGATGCATACGCAGCACAGCAAAAAGCAAGTTATGCTTTGGCGGAGGGAGAGCGTAACGTTGAACGGGAGCGGCGTAACTACCTCCAATCTGAAGGTCGCATACAAAGTACGTTTGCGGCAAACAATGTATCTCTTGCTTCTGGAAGTGCACTTGATCTGCTTGTAAATAACAGAGCCTATGCTCAGGAGCGGATGAACGATATTCGTTATGAAAGTGAAATTAAAGCATGGGAATATGATGTGGCCAAAACCAAGGCTGAAGCCCGCAGTGTTACTCCGAGACAGTCTTATGAACGAGATTCGTGGGAAGAGACACTTTCTGACCCGTTATTTCTTATTCAATCAGCACAAAAAGGGCTTTCACTATTTAAGTAAGGGCTAATGACCATGCGTAATACTGATAAGAAAGCTATGCCTGTGGATTCTGTAGAGGCGTTGCAAGCTCTTGAGAAAGTTGTAAGTGCCGAGCAGGAAATGCGTTCGGTGGCAGATAACGGACTGACGTCTGGTGCAGCCGTTTCTGAAGTTTTTTTTGAAGCGATGTCCGGTGGAAACGACTTTACAAAAGGTGCAGTTGCTTCTCAGCTGATAGGCAGTGCCGTGCTACATTCACAGTCAGAACTGTTTGCAAACAAAAAGCAGATAGAAGAGCACGCAGAAGTATTGTGCCGTACCCGTCTTAAAGGGTTGTGTGATGATGCTATGCTTCTTGGTCGTGCGTATGCAACTGCTAGTGAGTCAGCAAGTGACGATGTTTCTCGGAAAAGTATGCTGGAAGCTTTGAATGACTTACTGGAGAAGATGTCACAGACTGAAGATTTGGTATGGGCAGTCAGAGGTGAGAACTGTGCAGAGAACATGGTACAGAAGCGTACAAATACTTCAGCTCTGTTGTGCAGTTTCCTTTCTGAGATTGCTGTCTATAATCCTAATGCTGCATCGGTACTATTTGCAGAACGCAAAGAGTTGCTTCGGAAGGCAGATGCAGAGACCGTGTCGAATATTCTTTTGCGCAGTGCAAGTGATCATGCTTATAGTATACTTTTAAAAACACTGACTACCGATGATCCGCATCAACGTGTGGAAGAACTATATACTTCTTGTCATGAGACTTCGCCAACATCTTTAAATATTTCAGAAAAAAGTCATTCGTTCTTGTTGGAACGGGTTGAAGCAGAGCGTGCACAGTTTTTCCAGATTGATACTATGCTTACAGCGGTAAAACGAAGAAATGCAGCACGAGAGATGTGTGAGTTTTTGGTCAATGGCGATAGAGTACAGGCAGTAGCAGTTTTGTATGATTCCAAGCTGTTTCCTGAAAGTGACCGACAAGCTCTATTACACGTGTTGCGCAAACAGCGGTGGGAAACGAAGCCTGAGAGGTTTGTCGAAGCCTTTGCTTCTGCTGTAAACGGTGAACGTGATGCAGAACCATATTGTGTTTTTCCAGATGAGGCGTTGGCTCCATATGATGTTCTGTTGCTGTATGATGTTCTAGAGGAGTATTCGCCGAAAATTCAGTTTGAAAATGAACGCCTATTAGACTTGTTGGAAAGAGCTCAATCAAAGTTGCAGATGCTGGTTACAGAACAAAAGATTAAATATGCAGATGCTGACTATAACCTAGAGCGGCGGGGTGTACTATTGGATGTGACCTTACTGCGCTATATATTTTTTTCTGTAATTTCGGCTCGAAAAGAAGATAAGGACATTTCTACGGTTTTGAATGCGTTGGAGAAAGATGTTTTTTGTTAG